AATCCCCAGTTTTATTCATAAATTGTTCAAAAGGAATAGTAGAAAAATCTTGTCTTAACTGTAGGTTTTCATCATTATCATAGTATACCGTATGACCCCATTCTACGAGTATTGTAAACCCTAATCTCAAATATAGTGCCTCAATAAGTCTAAACTGATCAGGGTTATGAGCTTTAAGACTAATATTTGCCTTACGAATTGCTCCTCTATTAAGGGCTTGAACAGAAATACTCTCAATTCCGGGGGGTGGGCTGTAACCCCATTGGGTAGAGTTTCCTATACCATATTGGGCTAATACTTGTTCTGAGAGGTTATTTGTAGAAGTTGAAAGGGCTTTATTAGGGAGAGTGCCTTTAGAATTTATAGCCCCACTAAATAAAACTAAATTTTTAGCTAGTTCACTTCCGTTTTCAGCAAAATCTCCTAACCCAGCTAAATTTATATCATTAATATCAACACTAGAAGCTACTCTTAACCAAGTAGCTTTACTATTATTAAAAATAGCATCTTCAGTAGTTGGAGTGGGATTACCTAACTTTTTTTGTCTAACTTTAATTTGGTTAGATAATCCTATTTCTAAATTTTCCCCTATTATACCCATTATGAATTTAACTGATTAAAAAGATTGATTGCTTGACCTGAGTTGGAGGGGATTCTTAATTGAGTACCCAAAGGCAAATGAAATGAGTTTTGAGGAAGCTCACTATTCGCGGCAGAAATAACCCACCATAAATTGGGATTTCCATAAAATTGGTTTGCCAACAGATCTAATCTATCTCCTTCTCCAGTTAAGACATAAATGTCATTTTCAGATAAAGGTATTTTTGGATATTTAGCTGTAGAATAAAACCTGGTCCCATTATTTTCGGTGGGATTTTCAATTATTTTTATGCGTGAATATCTAGACATTAGCTTTGAGTTTCAATTGAAGACCCGTTAGTCGCAGCTCTTGCCTTTTGAGAGAATTTATAACCTCTACCTCCTGCTCCTAAGTTAATAAATTGTTCGTTAGGAATAGCTTTTTCACCTGTAACATAATCTCTAGAAACTAGATTTTCAACAAAATTATGAATAGGTGTGAAAGAAAAACTATCTACATCTATAATTTGGGGAAGTTGAAGAGAATTATCGTCTTCACTTCCATCTAATTTTCTTCCAATATCCCAAGGAGATTCTTCAGGAATACTAAAATTAATACTATTTAATATACCTAAAGTATTATTTAAATAATCTCCTACTGTTAATTTAATTATATTACCTCTCATAAACCCACCAGCAGAATAATTAGGAGCTATTACAGAAGCAAGATAATTTAACTTACTATATAAAATAGATTGTTCATATTTAGAATGAACTACTACTCTAAATCCCATATTAATATCTCTACGATAACCATTATACTTGTAAAAACTATTTCCTCTGCCCATATATTTTATAGCATTCCATTCTGCATTATGTTGATCTGAGAATGTTTTTAAATAAGCTCTAAAGTGGATCCAAGTTGTGTTTCGAGTTTCGCCTGTGGAATCTAAATCAAGAACACCTATATTAAATTTAATTATATCATCATACCCTTCACCTTTTCTAGCACTTTCATTTGTAGAAGAATATAAAGGTTGAGCATTAACTGAGTCAGGTTGAAAAATATCAAGGTCAGGTTTAGAAAGAGAAGAAATATCAGTAGTATAATAAACAGATTTATCTCTTCCTTTTTTTCCAGGATCTCCTTCTCCGTAAGTTTTAGATCTATTAAATTCTGTATAGTCTGTAGGGGTACCGATTAATTGTTTAATTCTATTATCTTGGACTCCAGTTAAGGATTTTGCCTCAGTAGATAAAAAGTCGGTTTCAAAATTGGAAATTCCTTCAAGGCTAAACCCAGTTGAAGTAGATTTAGATCTTTTAACAATTAATTCAGGAGTGTAAGTTAAGAACTGGGAGTGGATTTCTCCTGTGGTTTTGTTACGGTTTAAACCTTCATTTGTATTAAATACTCTCCTTATAGCTGTTTTTCCTCCAAGAGTAGCATTTGGGCCTCCTATATATTGGAATAATAAAGTAGGATCTTGGGATATACCAAATATACCTAAATTGGTTTTAGCAGCATCAATATTTTTTACAGCTTGAGCTATATTTTGACCTATATTTCTAAACGAATTAGAACCTTTTAATGAGTTAAACAAATTTCTTCCTCTACTTAATAAAGAATCTACTTCAGAAACCCCTTCAAGATTAGTTTTAGGAGAAACTATTTTATTTTCGTATAAAAGTAATAATTTGTTTTTATTTTCTGATCCTAAAGTATTAGTATTATATTCAGTTTGGGTCTTTTTAAAGTATTTGTCGTTATCATCTATACGAAGAGTTTTCCCTTGCTTTACAAAATGAATTCCAACATTGTTAACTGCTGCCTGAGCTATAGTATTTACAGGATTATAAGCTCTAGCAGGAGCAGCACCTGTTAATGGGGCTTGTCTTGAAAGAAGTTCTTGTTTAGTAATAAACAAATACCCATTAGGGGATCTTAAATTAGTTAAAAAATTAGTTAATCTAATTTCATCTTCAAGAACAGCTGATACGGCACGTACACCTCCTCTTATAAGAAAATCATTTCCTAAAAAAGAAGTGCCAAAATTCATAGACCTCGTCCTACTAGGAGGATCTTGACGAAAGTAGGGTTGACCACTCCATCCACCACCCCTCCTATCCCTCCCATATTTTAGGGAGGTTAGGTCTGAAGTCATATCAACTAAAGGCATTATACTCTTCCAGCTTGTCCTTCGGGGGCTTTGTCTTTATAGGTTACAGGGGTTTGACCATTGTTTAGGTCTAAGTTAGAATTAGCTAATAAGGATACAACACCATTAGCTCCTGCTACTGTGTTAACATTAGGAGTTTGACCGTTGAATCCTAATGAAGAATCACCCTTTTGTAATTTTGCTAAGATTGAATTATCTGTTGCCATAATTGTTTTGATTTAAAATTAAAAAATTGGTTTATTATAAATATTCAAAGTTATTGAGTTCTATAAGAAGACATTCCAAGAACAGTTCCAACTTTATTACCATCCATATTAATTATACCCCCTTTTTCTACAGCTGCTACTAAACGTTCTAATAATTCTACAGTACGAGCATTATCCCCACTTCCACCTCCCATAGGATTAGTAGCTCCTATTACTATATCATCGGGTCTGAATTTTTGAATAGGTTGGCCTGGTCTTGAGATAAAATCAGAAGCTGTATCGGTAGCGATTTGGGTTTCAGATGTTCCTCCGGTTTCTGCTATTAATGGATTAATACCTTCTGTATCGGTTTGACCCCCAAATACGTCAATTGCCATTTGGCCTAAACCAGACATATCAACGTTTTCAGATACTAAGTCAGCAACCATTCTTCCAATATAATCACCTGCCATACCTCCTAACATAGTACCTACTACTGGTACAGGAATAAGAGATCCTAGTACTGCTCCTAAAGCACCCCCACCCAATCCACCTAAAGCATTTAAAGTAGCACTACCTACAGTTCTAGGGTCAGCAGCGGATCCTGCGGCTTGAGAAATTTCAAAAGCAGCAATTGCTGGGCCTATTAAAGCTCCTATTCCGGGTAGCTTTTTCAAAAGTTTACTTACACCACCACCTTTAAAGAATTTTTTAACGTGGGTCATAGGGTTTACAGCATCTAAGGCTTTACCACCCATTTCCATAGCTTGACCTGCTACACTTTTAACTCCACCAACAGCTTTACTTACTCCTCCCTTAACAAAATCAAATGCTTTACCAAATAAACCACCTCCTCCACTTTTGGCAGCAGCTGTTGTTGCAGTTTTAGCAGCACCTCCACTTCCTTTAGCTGCGCTTGTTGCTGCTTTAGCAGCACCATCTACTCCACCTCCCATAGATGAAGCAGCAGCAGCTGCCCCTCCCCCTGCTGTGGTAATATTTTTAGCTAAACTACCTGCTTTACCTACTGCATCTCCAATACCTTTGGCAAAGTTTTTAATACTATTAATAGCCCCTGAGAGGATATCTTTAAATGAGCTAAATATGCCTTTTAATTTACTTCCAGCAGTTGCCACATTATCAAGATTTCCAGTCATTGCTTTAGCAGCATCATCTACAGAATTAGAAGCGGCCTTAGCAACGTCGTCTGTGGCATTCATTGCGGCTTTAGCAACGTCATCTGCAGAATTGGCTGCTGATTTAGCCACATCATCCATAGAATTAGCAGCAACTTTAGCGGCATCATCTGCTGTTCCTCCTAATTTACCTAAACCTTTACCTAAATCGTCTACTGATCCTCTGGCTCCCTTAATACTTTTAGTAAATTGTTTAAATTGGGCAATTCCCCTACCTAGTTTCATTAACAATATAGCAGCGGTAAGGGCACCAATTGCTACAGTTAATGCTGGGATATATTTGGCTAATTGGTTCAGGGCATCCTTCATCCCTGTGATAGCTTCTGTGGGGAATGCAGAAGCCATGGTATCTGCCATTTTTATTTGGGCTTCTTGAGCTTTTTCTTGTAAAGTTTGAGCTTCAAGTTGTCGAGTTATTTCTTTTGCACCTTCAGTTTCTCTTAATTTTTGTAATGCTTTTTCTCTTAACTCAACATCTTTAATAGCCATTGCCTCCTCATACTTTTTCTTAACGGCTTCATCAACGCTAGTAGCTCCTTCAACATTTAGGGCATTAAGGGCAGACTGTTGGACAAACATGTCCGACATTGATTCTCGAGTCATACCCATTGCTTTGGCAACTGACTCTTGTTCAATGCGGTTCATTTTAGTAAACTTCTCTTGGGTAATGCCTTGTTTTTGTAATTCTTTACCTAAAGTAACAAGGTCATTATCTAAAGCAGCGGCCCTGGCTTTTTCTAAGTTAAGGTCTCGGCCTAATAATAGTTCGGCCTCTAATTCGTTTGCAATAGATTGTTCAAAGTCTAATAATCCCCCAGCAATATTATCTAGTTCTCCCATGCTCAAGCCCATCTTCTTGGCTTGATAAGCAGCTTCAGCTAAATTTTTACCTTGGGCTTGGGTAGAAAGTTTAACTGCATTAGACATATTATTAACATCTTTTAAGATGCCTTTATAATCTATAGCAGTACCATTAACGGCATTTAATACTTGAACTGAACCTATTGCTTCGTTAGTAAACTGTTCAAAGTTTTGACCTGAGGCAAGGGAGAATTGATTAAGTTTAGAAGCTTCATCTGCAGAAACACCCATCTGCTTTGTCATAGCAGTAAAAGTGAGCAATGTTTCTGATGACATTTTGGCTGTAGTACCTAATGCCTGGTTAGCTTCTATTAAAGATTTATTTAAGTCTCCAGCTGTTACACCCTGGATAGTATTAGCAGTGTGGATTAATTCTTTTTGGAAATTAATAGCCTCAGTAGTGTTCATATTGAGAGACTTCTCAAGAGTTACTGAAGCCTCATCTAATCTATTAAATCCTTCAACTGCAGACTTAATACCAAAAGCAGCTATACCTTTTCCTATATCGGCAAAAATACCTGTTCCCTTTTTTATATCTAAAAGGGATTTACCCATAGCCTTCATAGTACTATTGCCCTCTACTAACTCATCATTAAATTTATCAGCAGCATTAGCTAAACCATCAAAAGCTTTACGTAGAATAGGTACTTCTTGAACCATCTCAGATACCCCTTTAAAAGGGTTAACCTTTTCTATTTCTCGGGTAGTCTGATGAATGTTTTCAAATTGTTTTTTTACTTCTTCAGATATACTATTTTGTTCCTGAAGTTGTACTAGGGATTCTGCTAAAGCATCTGCTTCATCCATAGCTTCTTCTCCCCCAATTTCATATAAAGTGTTTATATTTTCCTGAAGGGTGGCTATTTTTGCTGCTCTAGCAGCTGATTCAGCATCTAGTTTAATTAAATCTGATTTGAATGTTTTTTCAAGACTTAATCCCTTTAATTGATCTTTTGTTAAACCTTGAAGTTTTTTAGCAAGTTTTTCTGCTTGGGTTTGGGATGACTTGAAAGTATCTAAAGTATCACCTGATATTTTAGCTGAGTTTTTAGCTGCTTCATTTAAAGCACTGCTAATGCCCCCTAAAGCAGATAATAAGCGGGTAGCTTCTTGATTAACCTTTTTTAGGTTTTCAGGATTTAAATTAGGATCAAATGCCATGTTAATAAATATTTAAAAAGAAAAAGCATCACTGGGATGCTTTTTTCATATTAGTCGAATAAGTAGGTGACTTTGCTTGTGCGTTTTTTTCCGCTTCTTGCCTAGCAGCCCCCTGAAGCCAGCTTTGGGTTGCTTCTTCTTGTTGTGAATTGTTTTTCTTATCGTAAAATTCTTTTATTTTATGAAAGGTAAATTTACGAAGCCACGTAGGCATATTATAAACATCACTCCAAGAATACCCTCCCTGTCCGTGAAATACAATTTCATGTATTTGAGTAAACAAATTTTGACGGACTAGGGGTGCCGCCTCAGAGGTCAGGCCAAAAAAAGCCTAACTCGATAGGAAGCTTTACAGTTTCGCTTTCCCCCTCAGCATTTGTTAATACTACATCCATATCAACATCTGGGGCTATATGACTATAGTGTTTTCTAAATTCTCTGACATCTTTGGCTAAAAAATAGTTGTTAACAAATTCTCTAATATCCTTTCTTTCAGAAGAACCATTAACTGCTATTATAGTATGAGCCAATCTCGTAGTTACGTCAGCAGAAGTTGATTTACTAATTTTTTTAAGTCCTTTTAATTCAGAATCGATCTTTTTTTCATCGTGACCTGTTAAAAGTTTAAAAGTGATTTTATTTTTAGTGTGTGGGAGTTCATATTCAAATGAATTTTTTCCTCTTACATAAAGAGTTTCATCTAAAAACTTGTTTTCTAAAGATGCTAAATCAATTTCTTGTTCTGTTCCACCGTAAGTAACATCATACTTTCCACCATATGCCAAAACACGTGCCGCAATCATAATTGCATTTTTATCACCCACTAGTAAATCATCATAATTAAATTTTGTTACAAGTAAGGATTGAAGTAATTTATCAATTACGGATCCGTTTTTGATATAGTTTTGGTTTGTTAAAATGTCTTCCTCTTTAGCAGTCATGTATTTTATTTCTACTTTTCCCTCTGCTAAAGGATGACCTTCGGGGTATAAAAGACCTTTTGAAGGTAATTCTATAACCTCTGTTGGTAAATTAAATTGTGTATCACTCATTTTGTATAACTTTGTTTTGATATAAATATATCGAGAAATAAAGAAGCGCACTTTCGTGCGCTCCTTTTATATAATATTTTGGCTTATATTAGTAATTCAAGACTGCATAATCGAGTGCAAGTGTTAACGAAATCTCAACTGGGTTTTCAGTGTTGTCGTAGTTGAAATCTCCAAATGTAGCTGCTGTAATAATACAGCCCTTAAGTACCCATTCACTTACTACATCACCTACAGGACCTAAAAGGTTAAGGGTTAAATCTTTTTTGTAGAAATCAGAGTAACCATCTCTACCTGTTACGGATTCGTGTCCTAATCTTACCCATTCCATTACGGTTTGTGCTCCAGAAGGAGTAATTGGATCGTGAAGGGTTAGAGTAACATCATTCCAAGTAGTTTTACCTTTGATCTTACGTAAAACGTTGATGTAGTTTATTGTAATTGCGTTTTGGGTAACTCCAATACCACTGATGCCTTTAACTGCATAGCTAGGAATACCATCCATATACAATATGAACCTATGTTGTTGTTTGGGTTCAAATGCTGTGAAAAAAATTTCGTTTGAATCTAATACTGCCATTTTTGTTGTTTTTGATTATAAATATTAGAGAATCTGTTTTTTTATACTTTTAAGGTTAAACTTCTATCAATCTGGGAAGGAGGCTCCTGTTGGTTGAACATTGAAGTTTAGGATGATAAATTCAGCAGTTCTAGTTGGTTGGAGGTAAACCTGACCCACTAATTCATTTCTGTCAATTACCGCTGCTGAGTTTAATGACTCATCCATAACAACCTTAAACGCATATAGACCTTGTCTTTGTTGAACTGATTCAAGATATGGGTTTACAATTGCTAAGAAATTATTTCTAGTAGCTTGTGTGTTTGGTTCAAATACTATATTACCAGCTTGTGAATCCAAGAATTGTTTGATGTTAATCAACAATCTTCTAACGTTGATACGGTCAAGAGCTGAGGCTTTAGTTTGAAGTGTTTTCTGACCAAATACTACAACACCTGCGTTAGGGAAGGCAGTAATTGGGTTAATTTTACCTGCATAAAGAGTATCTCTATCTGTTTTAGTAAGAGATTTTTGAGCTCTTACTACTGTTGGGAGAGCACCTCTATTTAAACCTGCAGGTGCGAACCAAGGCTCACCTACACTATCGTTGTAGGCAAACACACCAGCAATAAATGTTGAAGGTGGTGCCCAGTTTAATTTACCAAGAGCAGGATCACTAGCTAACAACCATGGGAAGTAAGCAGCCGCATAAGAGTTATTAATTGATGCCGCTGTAGAAACTGCAGATGATACACTTAAATCTGTATAGTCTTGGAGATCAATTACAGCAATTGAATCTGCTCTATCCTTAGTGTTTGTTAATAAAATATCTAATGGGGTGCTGTGGTCTGTGTAGTTCAAACCAGGAGCAGCAATTGAGGTATATTTGTAAGCTGTATCGTTCAATAGGTAGAATGAAGCTGTGTAGTCACTACCAGAAACACCACAAATGTTGGTTGGGGTAATATCTTTACCGAAGAGAGCACCTGCTACTAATGCACCAGTACCACCATTAAATGAACCACTACCTGCAGAAGGAACACTAGCAGTATATGCTGAGACTCTTACATTACCTAAGCTATCAGAATAGTTTGGAGTATCATTTATATCAGAAACATAAACATAATTACTTACAGTTGGATATTCACCATTAACCTGGGTGTAAACATTAGCTCCGGTTCCTGAAGTTGAAAGGTATTGAGTACCTACTGCTTTACCAATATAATTGTCGTCAAATGGATCAAGAGTTACATTGTTATATTGTTCAAGGATAATCTTGTTATTAGTATCATCATCACCTCTTCTAATTATTAAGTTAAATGTACCTGATGAAGTGTTAGGGTTGGTAATTTCATATCTAATATTAAGTTTAGATCCGCTTGCCAACAAACCACCAGAATTTTCAGAGCCAGTACTATTTTGATCAGCACCCGCTGAAATGGTGTTTAGTTTAAATGATACTGTTGAACCTGAACCAGCAACAGAAGCTGAAGCTGCAGTATAGGCACCTCGCACAACTCTACTAACTAAAAGGCTTTCACCTCCGTTGTTAAAGTAGTTATAAGCTGCTGTTGAGTTGAAGAATGAATAGGTGCTGCTACCACTATCAATAGTATCACCAAATTTAGCCACATATCCTGCGTATGATGTTACTAATTGGGGAACATTAACTGGTCCTTTGACTGTAGGACCAACTATTGCAGCACCCGCCTGAATAATTCCATCAGGAATAAATGACTGGTCTGTTTCGTTGATATAAATACCAGGAGAGACGATGTTGTTGTTTGCCATGAGTTATTCTTGTTTGTATTTTGTTATAAATATTTCAAGAGGTTTCAAGATTAGATTCTGCTTTAATGAAAGTTCCTGAATCTAAATCTATGCTGCCATTTCCATATTTTTGTGTTAGATCTTGTCCTATTTTAATTTCAGATTTTTTAAGTTCTTCAATTTGTTCTACTAATTTTTCTTTTTGCAACTCCAATAATTGAATATTGTACTCTATTTGACCTAAAGAAGCAACAATACGATTTTGGGTTTCTTGCAACTGGATAAGAGAATTAAGCTCTTCTTGGGATAATTTTGTTTGTTCCATAACTTTTAATTTGTTAATAAATATATTAAAATTTTTATAAATTAAATTTAGCGTAAATTATTAGTAGTAGTCTCTTGATCAAACATAATTTTTGAAGAACTAAATACTTTTTTAGGTGATATTAAATCTTTTTGTATTACGTCTGGGATGAGATAACCTTTGAGGGTTAAATCGAATGTAGCTTTTACCGTTCTTATGTCACCTGAGGGGGTATCAGTAGACATATCAAAGGAATTGATTAAAGTATTAAATTTAAATCTTTCAGGATCACCCCAATAAGAATTAGCAGCGTAATTTATAGCTTCTACTATTTTATTTAATTGGTCTACATAATAGGTATAAGCTATACAGCTATAAGTAATAGTAACAAAATCAGGAATTACTATAGCATATGATTCTTTAATAGGATTAGTATCATTTAAAACATTAAACTTACTATATGCATTTGATTTTGTATAAGATTTTTGAAAATATTCAAAATGATGTAAACGGTTAGCATCTATTTTATAGTAAGTAGAATCATTTTTCATACTAGTTCTCTTTACTAAGATAAGAGGGGCCATAATTTTACCTTTAGCATCTCTATAATAACCATCTTTTTGAACATCCTTCCATTTTTCGGGGGACCCATATTTAATAGGAACAGGAATTCTTTGATTATTTTGTACTACAAAAGGTTGAATAACTTTTTCAAAATAATAAAAAATAGTTTCATCAATATCTTGAATACCTAAACTAAAAGGTTTAGTAGTATCATCTTTAAATGATATTTGTTCTCCTCTATTTAGAGCAGTTCTAGTATTAGGTTTTCCCCTACCTAACTTGTCGTAAGGTTCTATTAAACTATTACTAATCTCTTCTTGAGATTTTGGTATAGGTATTCTTCCTTGTGTTGCCATTATAATCTTTCTTTAGTTATTCCTAATAAATCTCCAGGCATATAATTAGTGTTACACACAACTGAGAAGTTAGCTCCAAAATTTTCTAATCCGGGGTTAAGGGGATTAGCATTATTTGGATAATCTGGGTTTTTGCCTACTATATATTGGTTTGAATTTATGTTATTAACTTCGTAATATCCGTTTTGATATAAAATTATATCACCAACTTCAGGTACTACATTAGCATCTACTAAATCTTCCCTTAAGAATCTAAACTCAATTCCCCATTTAAAATCTATACCTAAATCACTTTCAGGATATTCTTGATCTTGTCTTGCAATTAATGCATTAAATAAATAAGGACCTTCTAAGTATCTACCCGAGGAAGCTTCACCATAAATATTAACTGTAGTTTGAGATAAATTATGTTTGTAAAAAGCACATTGTTGAGTTATAATATCCCCCATCAACTCACGGTTAATGGTTGTGAATAAATTTATATCACGGGATTTTCCAAATAATGCCATTAGCCAATAAAAATTGTAAAGGGTACGTTATTTAAATCCTTTTGTAAAAACTCAGCTTCTTGTGCTTTTTTTTCTAATAATTTATTCCTAGAAGTTTCTTCAAGGTATGCCCTTAATCTTTCAATTAATGCTGTTTTTTCAGCAGTTGCTGCTGTGATAAGATCTCCATGGTTTAAAGTAACCTCAGCATTAGGGATAGGAACAGTTCCATACTTACCTCTTATATACCCTAACATTTCTTTACATAATGCTAAAGTATATTCAAAAATCCATTGTCTACCAATTGAATTAATATATGAATAAGTTGGGTTAGCATAAGGTACAGTTGAAATATCTGTTACAACTCCAGTTCCTAAACTACCAGAAACAACAGGATTATTCCTATCAGATTTTAAAACATATTTAAAATATAATTTTTCGCTTCTAGTAGGTATAGGGAATATTCTGATTTTATTGTTAACTAATTCAAAACTATAATTAGATTTTCTAACCATATCATTAAATTCAATGGCTTGAAGTTTACCTAAATCATAGTTAATAGGCATTAGTAAGAAATTGATGCCTGGGGTATAGTTACCAAATCCAAAAGCGTCTAATAATCCTTGTACATCTGTGCCGGTACCAGCATAAGGGTCAAAATATCTTACAATTGAAGGAGGGGCTTGATAGAATATTTCTTTAACTTCAATATTAGCTTTTTCTATACTTTCAGAAGTAGCAAATTCTTGTAAATCATAAACTTGAGTTCCAGCTGTCATTTGAATGCTGCCTGTTCTGTATTCAACAGAGCCCCCAACACCTGCTTCACTACCGTATTGTTCTGCTATTCTAATTACAGTTCCTAAGTTAGGTTGTTGTAATTTATAATTTAAATTAGAACCTGTGATTGAACCTTCAAGGGATAAATAATTTTGAGATGCTTGATAAGCAAATACTTCATTACCGTATGTAGTTACTGCTTCTTCAAATGCTGCATAAAAGTTAATGTCTTGTAATTCTACATCAGTAAGAGGATACCCTAAACGACGAGAACAAAATACTGCTACTTTATCAGCGTCAGTTTGGAAGTCAGTGTCGTTATCATAAAATCCAAAAGGTGTGTTGCCAGGAAAAAACGAGCTAGAGCCCGGCCAGATTGCTGCATTTGCCATGTTGTTTTCTTATAAATATTAAGAAAATCAAACAGAATTACTTAAAAGGTTTTATTTAAAACAAAAAGTTTAGAATATATAGAATTTCCGGTATTATTAAATTGAGCTGTAATATCTAATTTATTAGAAATAGTAGTAGTAAAAGTTGTATTATTTTCATCACTAAAGTTTACACCCACAAAATCAGTAGAAGCATCTTTAGTATAAAAGAATTGTCCTGCTGATAGGATAGAAGCAGTTCCTGTTTTTCCAATTGCATAGACTGTGAAATCTATTTGCATTCTCCATCTAGTACCCGTGGCATTAGCTAATGTTATAGGACCTGTGGAAGTTAATAATGTAGTTCCTGTTTTACCTCCGTTAATTCTAATTGCTAGAATATCATTATTTTGAAAAGTACATACCCCAGCCATAACTACTCTAAAAGAATCTCCTACTTGAAACCCATTTGCCGGAACAGATAAGGTTCCAGCTCCTCCATCAATTAAGCTACCTGCTGTGATCCCAGTTACAGGGGTGCTTGAACCAGTTTGAGCAAACAACCCATAATTAAATGGAAAATATCCAGGAAGGGAAGATATAGGGATTTCTGTGTTTTGGTTGTTTGAATTTCCAACCCAAATATAATTTTCTGTTAAAGAGGAAGTAAGTGTGTTAGATATTATTTCTCCACTTGCACTTATATTTGAAGCTGTTATAGATGTAAAAGGTTGTTCTACATTAGTTGCTAAAATATATGAAGCACTTGTAGCATTAGCTACATTATCAATGGTTAATATAAATTGGCTTCCATCTCCTTTAGTAAAATAAACTCTATCACCTACTCCAACATTAGATGCTGTGATGAGAAATGAGCCTGTGTCTATAGGAGTTGTTTCTATTTCTACATTAAATGTATCTCCATTACCTTTAGTAAAGGTTAAGTTAGGATTAGAATAAGAGGCAGTTATTAATAATGAACCTGTATCTTGAACACTACCAGAAGGACCTTGTGGTCCTGTGTCTCCTTTAGGACCTTGGGGACCTACAGTATTAACATTAACAATACTAGTAATACCTTGGTTTACTGTTATTGTTTTTCTTAAATCTGTTACTGTAATACCATTGCTAGGAGGGATATTTATACCAACTGTGGTAGGAGTTAATGAAGTATTAACTACATTATCAGATACAGTTATAGTATTAGATGCTCCTTTATTTACTGTAATAGAGGTATTATCCCCAGAATTTACACTTACTGTTTTTGTAGATTGGGGAGTAATTACAACTTGATTAGTTGTAGTAGATACATTTACAGTATTAGATGACATATTAATAAGGTCCTTCTGTAACTTCTGGGAGTAGTTTAATTGATCCTTCTATTAATCTAGTGACTATGGGGTATACACTGCCTGTTACTATTTCTAAGTCATAAGCTGCTTCATTAAAATCTAATAATGAAGATGAATTGGCTGAAATATAAATCCCAATAGTGCCTGAGGTTGGGGGGTTTAATCCTGTTGATCCACTCATATTAAGCCCAGTACCATCATCAGCTAAACTAGAGGATAAAGTAAGATATACTGTTTCAGAACCCTTACTAGGGCGAATTTGCATTCTAGCTTGATAATCAGTTAAATCTATAGGATCTCCATTTGAATCTTTGTAAGAAATTTCAAAATCTACAGTAGATCCTTGTTCAATAGCAAATGAGTATTTTCCAGCAGCCATATTTTTTATTCATAAATATTAAAAAATAGGATTATCTTCATAATAATTTCTTAAATCCTCTACAATTTCATTACGGTGATTAGACGTAAGTGTAATACCTGCTAGATTTTTAACTTTACGAGATGCCTTGTATAAATATTTAAAACCTGAGTCTGCTTTTTTCTTAAGATCAATTTGGTGATCATCACCACATACTATCATTTTTGAACGTAAACCTAAACGTGTTACAATCATTTCCATTTGTTCATGTGTTACGTTTTGGGCTTCGTCTACAATAACACATGAATCTAAAAATGTTCTACCCCTCATAAATGATACAGGTACAATTTCTATTTTACCTTCTTCAATAAATTTTTCAACTTTAACTTTATCGTAAAGTGAAAATAAATTTTGGTAAATAGGTTGAACCCAAGGATCCATTTTTTCTCTAAGATCGCCTGGTAGAAAGCCGATTTCCTCCTTTGAGACGGTTGGTCTTGTAATGATAATTTTTTCGTAAATTCGCCTTAGTAACCCGTCTAGAGCTACCTGACATGCTAATAATGTTTTCCCTGAACCTGCCTGACCTGCTAATAAAGTAACTGTGTTGTCCAATATAGTTTGTTTAGCTTCCTTTTGCTCCTCGTTTAGTTGTATTTTAAATTTTATAGGATTTTTCACTACTCTTTTTTCTCTGAAGATATCTTCAGCTTCGGGGGTGTTGTTGAAATGGGTCATTTCTAAAATTGATTTTAACTAGTTTGTCTAAACCTGCATTTACGTGCATTTCATCATCTAAGACAAGGTCAAAATCGTATCTTTTGTCCAATGGAAGGACTAGATCAACTTGTGAACCCCATCTTATTAATGAAAAACGCTCGTTTTGTGATACAGGGGCGTTTTGATCATTAATGAAAGGGGCAATTACGTTAACGTCTTCATCTGCTATTTGTACTAAGTAATAAGTATAATCTAATTGTGGAGAATATATTTTATTTAACATTCTCTCATTGTACTTAAGATATTCCATGTTATTAGGATTAATAGCAGCATTAAGAATATCTTTTTCAACAGCCAACATCGGTCTGTTTGTAGATTCTATAGGGTCTAAACCTCTATATTGTAATATACCAGGGTATGGTATTCTATTAATGTGAACATCGTAGAATGACATGAATATACCAATCACAAGAGATGGTTGG